CTGTGATTAAGAAAAATGCATCAGGATCAGTTAAGAAATTGTTCACTCTATAACCTTGAGGAACCATTCCCATTGAATTGATTGCATTGATATCATTATCAGCAGTTTGAGTTCTACCTTGAGACTTCATAAGTCTTTCAGCATTGAACTGGTTAGCTGATGGAATGATCATCTTAACCGCTTTAGCAGCTATTCTTAAACCTCTTTCATCAGTGAAAGCAGCTACGTCGATTAGCGCTTGCTCTAATGAAGTTTCGTTTAAGTCAGCTTGAGTAGCAAAAGTGTTAGCTACATTCGTACCTGAAACTGTAGTATGCGCTGTACTAAACAGTGCTACTTGGTCTCCAGATGTAAATGTAGTGAAACCATTATTTAATGGTGCTGCACCTTTTACTTCTTTAGCGTTAGACATAGATCTTGCTAGTGCTTTTGTGTATCTAGAAGAAAGTCTATCATAAAGGTTATCCTCTATTGCTTCTTCTGTGATAGCGAAAGCTAGCGCGATCGTTTCCATTGTGTATCTAGCAGTGTAAGTCTCTTGTGCTTCATCGTAATTAACACCTTGACCTTCTGCTTTTACTTCTGCGTTAGCAAAACCACTTAACATTACTTCCTCTTCGAAAGCTCTGTCAGATGATTCTGTTGTATAAATCTCAGCGTGCTGATTTTCATACCTTTTGTATTCCAAGCCAAATAGTGCATTTAGACCTGGCTCTAACTCTTTTACGAGTTGTGCTCTTGATATTGCCATGTTTTTATTCTCCTATTTGTTGATTAACTTGGTGTTACAAATTCGCAAAGGTTTTGTACTACTATTACTTTTGCAAAAGCCGCTGTAATGTCTTCATTTTCAGGGTCTTCTGCTACTCGTATTAGTCTCCATTGCTCACTTGTTGGATGTGTAGTTCCGATATCTAATGTTTGAGATGATCTTCCCGTAACTGTACTTCCTGCAACAGCATTACTGTCGTAAGTTTCCATAAATCCAGCTTGTGTTACTGCAGCGTCAGTTGCAATTTCATAGTTTTGGAAAGGGTTATCATTTACAAACGCATCAATATCGCCACTGCCATCAGTCGCTGTGCTTGCTATATAAACGTTACTCCACGTTGGCTTTTGTGTGTTAGCCGCAGTGTAGAAACATCCGTTGAATACGCCAATAGTTTTACTATTAACGGCTCCAACTGTAACATACCCAGCTGCAGTTTGAACCTGCGTGCCGAGAAATATGTTAGTTGCATTGCCATTATCGATTTTATACTTTGACTGTCCAGATGTTGCGGGACCATTTCCCAAAACACTAACAGGTGTAAAACCCATTCCGGCTACATTTCTATTTGCCATAGTTATTTTCTCCTTATGAACCTGCCGCGTTAGCGGCCTCCAGTTCGGTTTAATTTATTTCGTTGGACTTTGAATTACTTCTTTGTACCACCGAAAGTGTGCTTCGAATTTCTATCAACACTGATAGGCATTCTTTTATCCTGATCCCTAAGTAAGTCGTTTTCGATCGCTTCGTCTTGACCTTCAGTTTGTCTTCTCTGATAATCAACACGTTGCTGTGCGAGTTCTTCGGGTATCCTTGCCAGGAGAAGGCCACCTACTCCAATGACTCCAGCGTATTTTCCGTCTAGCACTACAGGATATTCTTCGGTGTCATATTCGTCAGCTCTCACTAACTCATAACCAGATCTCAATCTACCATGAATATTCTTGGTATCGTTGAAACCCATTGACTCGACTCTTATCCATCTGTGCCTAAATCCGTCAGGCGCTTGAGGTGCATCTAAAGATGATGGGGGCTTGTACTCTTTTGGACGTTCAGTTTTTGTCCGAGTTCCAGCCGCACGTAAAGGTTTTTTTGTATCTTCGTTTTTCATATGCTTATGCTCCTTCCGTGAGTTTTAATTGTTTTGCATACTCTTCTAGTGGCACACCTAATTTTTTAGCTATTGCTACCTGTGATGATGTGAGTCTCACAGTTTTGCGACCAGGTTTTGAGCTTCTATTAGCCGAAGCTACCGACTGAACGGCCCTGTTCGTTTGCTT